ACCTTCTCGCATTAAGTCTTCAAGTATTGGATCCCCTACCCCGGTGCTATCTACCAATATAGGTGCTGGAGGTAACCGCTTTATGTTTTCTTTTGTGTTATGCCAGTCCATTTGAAAGCGATCAAAGTAAGCCAAATTACCGTTTGCATCCAGTCCAATAATAACAGTAAAATCCACAGACTTAGCTAAGTCAATTCCATAGCTTACTATCTGTTGTGCAGATATTGGTTTAATGCAACTCCTAATAAATGCACTGCCAAAAGGGTTTGCGCTATTTTCGGAAGGGTTCGCCAAATATTCCTGCTCAAATACAACCGCCGGCAATTGCAGTTTTGCATCCTCTATTTCTCTGATGTTGATATAAGGATTGTCGTATGTGGTAAATTTAAAGCTGCGCCAATCCGTTTCTCCGCCCTTCATAAACATTGAGTAAAAAAAGTTCTTACCTCTGGGTGTTGATAGAAAAACCGCCCGGCCCTGATAATCTGTCAAAGTCGCTCGAATACTGTTTTGCCATCCGCTTTCAAGATCAGGAATGAAGGCAGCTTCATCCACGATTACTAAATGAAATTTCCGCCCTCTTAAATTATCAAGCCTCTCCCCGGTATAAAACTCAATACTTCCGTTATTCGGGCAATAGATTTTTAAATCAGAAATATTACTTTTGAAGGGTAATACTAAAGTAAGTTTTTCAAAGAATACCTTAGCTAATTTATAAGTCGGTGTTATGTAAGCAACCTGACCTCCTTTAATCGCTTCCTTAATACCCATTATCTGGGATAACTCAGACTTACCAAACCTCCTGCCGCACATTACAACAATAAAACGAGCATCGCACTCTAATATCTGTTCCTGGTTAATATGTGGCTTAGGAAGTTCCAACCTCATAAAATAGTTTTACCTTCGATAAATACAACCTCAATCTTTGAATCTTGCTGAATATCCAACTGCTCTTTAGGCTTTCCGTAAACTCTGGTTAGTAAAGTATCTAAACTGTAAAGACTGCCATTTTTTAAACTCTTATTCATCGCATTAGCAATGGTCTTTTCTAAGATTGTAGCATCCACGTGATCGTATACGCCCTTCAATTCTTCGATAGTCATTGACATCATTACTTGAATAGTATCGTTGATCTCGCCCAGTCTATACCCCTGATCTTTGAGTAAGGTTACATACTTGCGATCCTTACCTTTTGGATTTCCTGACTGACCTTTTTTCCATGGAGTTAAGTTTTCTAAATTTGCCATTACTGTTCATTTAAAAAATTATAAACTGATAAAACTTTAGGAATATATAAATGTTGTTTTGCATTTTTAAAACATTCACTTGCAAAAATCCCATCTGCATCGTATCTGTTTAATATCCATCTTGATTTTATACATTCAATAGATGTTATAAAATTATGGCTATCAATAAAATTTGGTTTAATTTCTATTCCTTCAAGTCTTAATGAACCATCCTTGTTCGCTTGTTTAAAAGAAATAAAATCTGAATCCTTTTCTTTTATCTCATCCCATAATGTTGGTTGAATAATTGTGTCATCGTCATTAAAATAAACATGCCCATCTGTAATTAAATCCAGAGCAAGGTTTCTTTGAGCATTGCCAGATATACTACCTATCACCTTCACAGAATAAGGTTCACATATATCAGGAATATGATCAGGGATTGCATCTCCATCAAAAACTACAATCCATCTATAAGCATAAGTAGGTAAATTAATACTCTCAGCAATTAGATGTAAATTCTGAGGTCTTAAACAAGGCGTTATAATATTTAAGAACATGGTTTATCGTTTCTATGTAATACAAGTAATTTATCATTATTCCAGCCTGCAGAGTTTTTTAAATTATGATTTGCAAATATGAATGTTGAAGAAGCAAAATAATCAGATAAATGCTCTATTGAATGAACATAATCTGCTTCATTTGCATTAATAAAAATATCCTCAATTATTAAAATACCTCCCGGCTTTAAATGCTTATAGGCTTCATTTATAAATCTTATTTGATCTTCAAATTCATGCGTTGAATCCTCTATTAATATATCAAACCTACCAGCGGCAGTTAATCCTTCAGTAATTGAGTTAACATCTTTTACATTCATTTTAATATAAGTACAATCCATTTTATCATTAATTGCTTTCTCTATTCTTGAATCAAACCATTCAAACCCGTATAGCTTAGCATTAGGGAAGAAATCCCTCCATGAAAGCATAGAGTTGTTATCTAAAATCCCTAACTCCCCAAGTTTAATATCTTTATATCTCATGTTTGAAAACAAAAGGTTATAAATAGATGTATAGGCATGTTTATGCAAACTGGCATCAGTGTTATAAGGAGATTTGTCTGTAGGGTATTTAACCCCGAGATTACATAATTCAGTTATTGAATTAGTCGAATCTATTGTTATACTGTTAAACATACCTTGTTCCATAATCCGTATGTGCATGTTTGCATTTTAATTCATGATTATTATAATATTTAAACTCGTTTATGGCATCTATGCAAATTAACGCATCTGGAAAAGCTTGTAAATAATCTTCTTGCCATCTGAAAGGATATTTTTTAATCATACTTCTTTTGTAAATTGTGCAACCGCTTAAAACGTGATTGGTGTATTGTATGCCTTTTAATTTATAATCGTGGAATCCCTCATAGTATAACGCACCAACCGCCCCAGTATCTATTGGCATTGTTTCAATGTTTTCTAAAAGAATATCTATTGTATTCTCAGGAATAATCACATCACTCTCTACTATTAAAAAGTATTCGTAATTAGACTTTAAAAAAATATCCCGCAAGTACAAAACTGATTCTGCTACCTTTCTGTGAAATTTTGTTTCTGCAGGATGATCCGGTATGTCCAAATTTACAATGTTGCAATTAATAATATTTTGCAAATCCCTTACATATTGACCGTTATCATTTGTATTATCAACAACGTAAATATGATCGGTTATAATATTGTTTTTTAAAGCATTAAAAAATTCAATATCACAATAACGTTTAACTTTGTTTGTATAAACGGCTACAAATACATTTGATTTATCCATTATTTGTCTGCTTTTGGATGTCCCTTTGGTAATATAATTTATGATAAATAGCGTAACGCTTTTTATTTACTTCGTAAAGATTAAAATGAAGATTGCAGTAATCATACAGATTATTTCCGTATTCAATCCTTGCATCCTGATCAAAAGTCAATAACTTAATCCATTTGTACCAATCCTTTTGACTATTGACATAACAGACCGGCAAATCTTTATACGGATGCACGTTGCTCACAATAGCTGGATTCTTTTTAGACGCAGTTTCCAAAACTTTCAGATTTGATTTCATCATATTGAATCTATTATCAACCAACGGAATCAGACTTATATCGGAATCACAATAAGCGGCCATGTATTCGGTAACCTGATTGTAATTGTAGATAGTCGGGTTTAGACTTAATCCGTTGGTAAACGCTGAAATCATTCCATCCCAAATATGTTTTTCGCCTTCATTGTAACCTGCTATCACAGTCCTGACCGGAAAGTTTATCCGCTTCATTGGGTTTTTTAGAATGTTTATATCCTTTCCATGTGTACCAGAACCCGACCAGAACAATCGCACCAGATCCGAAGGCTTTTTATCTAAAATGAACTGTTCCTTCCCAAAGGGAATTGCATTCGGTAATATCTCCACGTTTGGATTCAGCTTGTATATCTCATCCGCTAATCTTTCATGAGTGCAAGTGCAGAGATCAGCAATCCTAATCCAGTCTATTATTTGTTCAGTTACTTTATTCCCTTTGTAGCTTTTGTAAAGAATATGCGAAGGATCTAAATGCCAGAAGTCATCATTGTCCACTACCAATTTAAACCCATGCTTTTTGCGCCAAGCATCCATCTGATCAGGCGTTATGTTTTGAAGCATCCGATTCATAACCACAATGTCATAATTGCCCTCAAATGTTTCATCGCTAATTGTATCAGTCATCATGCAGTAATCCTTCTGCATATTTACAATCGGCA